GCCGCCATATGGTCCAATAAACTGGGATCCAGATCCGTTTCCGGAGACATAAGACCAGCCGTTGAATCTGGCAGGACCATAGTTTCCGAATGGAAGGCATTTGGCGTTAGCGCGACCAGCATCAACATCGGCATCCATGAGGACGCGAATGTATTTGGACACATTATCAAAGTTTCCGTAATAACGGAATCTGCTTTCTCCGTCATCCCATTCCATATATCTATCACCAATCTTGCGTCCGATGTAGTTTAAGGAATTGGGGTTCAAGTCACAGTTTGTGAACTGCTCCACAATCTTGGGAGCGTTATCTGTATCGCGTGCGGAACGAATCTGCACATCAAATGTTCCATATGGGTTCACATCGTCCGTGGTTGTGGACGGGCGAACGTTTGCAATGGAAACTTTAAACTGCTCTGCGGCTCTGTTTCCAGCATCGCGTGCAATGAAGCGGAAAAGCTTCTGCATGTCGGATGGTCTATAGGAGCCTGTATTATCAGTCACATCGCTACTGAAAACCCAACCGGATGTGGCCTCGCGATATCCAGCGCGGAAGTCAGAACCCTTGATAACTTGAGCAGTGCCAGCGGCAAGAGGCAAGAGAACACCGCGAACTTCTCCGGAGTCACTATTGGAGAGTGTATCCTGAATCATTCTGTTGTATACCGGACCAAGCCAGTAATCTACACTTCCAGAAACGGTAATCTGTGTGTTGGTTCTCTGCGGGTTAGTGTTGAACACTTTGCGAATGTATTTGTCACTGTCTCGATCGAAGTTGAAGTTGGTCTCAATCGCAACAGTGGAGTCGTCGTTGTAGATCTTCGCTTTAAATTCATAATTGTTGCCAAGACTCTTGAGAAGCACGCCGGCTGCTGCCGTGGGATGGACGCGGGTTCCGGCGTCCAAAATCGTGCCGGAAAGGGTCATTGCACCCTTGTTGATGTACCAAATGGCAGCGAGTGTACCAGTGAGCGCAGGAGCGTTAACAGTACCGGCTGCACCGGAGTCAATCAACCAAAGTCCGTATGCGCCACCATTGTTGCCGATAGTCGTGCTAAAGGACGCATTATCGGTTGCCCAGCCGGCTTGACCGGTTGAGCTAGCATCTGGGCTTTGACCTCCGAGAAGTCGCACCACCGTGCAAGGTGCTTCTCCAGACGCCAACCATGCCTGTGCGGCGTATGATGCGTAGGTTGGACCTTGTCTGTTTCCATCTCTCCAAACATCGTTTCCTGGCTCTGTGGCGATGGGGGCACCGAAAACATTAACAAACTCTTCGAAGGAATGGACCTTCGTTGGAATGAGTGCTGGGCCTCTTTCTGTACGTCCGATGATAACCGGACCTAAAGCATCGGGTTCTGCTGGGATTTGTGAATTGTCAATTTCATTGACAAAAATGCCTGGAGAAACAAATTTAAATTTCGTGGCGTTTGACATTAATATGACTCCTTAATAATGCGAAGGTTCGCTTTTTAACTACAGTAAATAGTCAAAGAGATTTCCAAAATCCTCTTCAGATAATGGTTAAAACTTCTTGATGTACTTCTTGTCGTACTTAACCCACGGTCGTTCGTCATCAAAGATTACTTTTTCCCGTGGTATTTTGACCTCGACGGCATTTTCTCTAGATACAATCTTTGGTTTGATTGAATTCTCACCGTCACCAATTAAATAGCCCAGAACTTTGATATCGATTGATGTTTCAAAAATTCTTTCATCTTCGTTTAACGTTGGAGCATTAAACGTTTGGCTAAAATCTTGTTGAATAAATGCCTCATACTTGTGGCCATCTCTCTCTATAAAGAAAGAATTAATCTGTCCGGTCCTCGTCATGAATGGCTGAACCATATCATTGATCTGCTGTTGGTATTCTGCCTTGAGGACAATCTTATATGTTACAGCAATATAAGTCGGCAGAGGAATGTACATTGTCTCGACAACCGTCTTGTTGCTGGCATTTGGAAAAGTGTGCTGATTAAATTTTCTATCAGCATCGGCATTTTTAAAATTCTGTGTTTTGTCTTGCACGATTCGGCGCGCGACAGGGATGACTCCGCCTTTGGGATCGCCATCGTATAGGCGCATTTCCGGAAGGTGCGCCCAAGCTGTGCCTTTGAAGGTTGGATCCTTTGATATGCCGGTTCGCTGAATTGATATCAGTGGATATATAAGATATTCGTATTCATCTCTAAGGTCTTTGTTGTTCTTTATCTGATATGTTCTCTCGGCAGTTACCCAGATAATTGGAACTTTGTTCCAGCCCTTGTTGCTCGTTGTGTGGATATCAAAGTTTTCATCAATGTGGTCATTCATGGCATAATCGATTGTCTCAATCGTGCTGCTTAAAAAACTGATCTCTTTTAAATTCATATCATCAGGTGGCATCAAATAGTCCCCTTCTTGCTCTTATGCACTTGGCTTGAATCTCAAAATAGTATTCGTCCTGACCAAATAAGAACCTAGGCCAAGACAGCGAAACTATCTCGAAATATTGCCCAGCATAGAACACAAAATCACCCTCACGAACATAAAGGTCTTGGTCCTCGGTCAGTCTTCGTTTGTGGAAATTTACCGTTATATTGGTCATCTTTTCAATGCCAAAGTTTTCCAAATACTGTGTGTTTTTTCCATCAAAGAGAACCAAAGCGTACACTCTTACAGGGGAAAGAAATGTCTTCTCTATTGCCTCACCATAAAGTGGATGAAAGTTTGAACGATCGATGTCGATTGGATAATAAAGAACCTGCTGTCCGATAACGCGCTCTATAAGCTCGTCATTGACTTGCTTTACTAAGTTCCGCTCCTTCTCCCCCAAAAACATCGGAGGTGGCGGATTATCTGGTTGTTTCCATTCGTCGGCCATTCAGTTACCCCACAAAAATTAAATTCGGAATCTGCTTTTCAATGCTGTTTACAGCCTCGACCAATTCGGCATCACCGGTCATAAGCTTTGTATATGTAAGCTCATCTAAAACAGTCTTCAGTTCTTCCCTCAATTTCTCCTGCTCTTCGCGTCCCTCTGATATAAGGGCCGGCCCGTTGAGAGTAACGGATTCTCCCGGGATGGGAACAGTTGCAAATTTTGATCGGATCTGTCCTAATATCTCCTTGGTCAAGGCTAGTGCGAAGCGTCTAATCCACTGTTTACCAATGGAATTGATATTCTCATATGGTATGTTGCCAACTGGGAATGTGTTAATATTGTTAACACCATTAATACCTATATCGACACCTTCATCGCTCTCCCAAGGATCGGTAGCGACTGAGAATTCTACCCAAAATTTTGTAGGCGATGACGTGGTTGGTGGAGGGAATATTCTCAAATTATTATTTTTTAATTCGTAAGAATAATGAGAAGTCCTCGTATACAAATGATCCTCATAGGCCATCGCTTGCAACTTGTTCTGCCAAACTGGTATAACCTCAAAAGTCGAATCATCTGCATATTGTCCATAATTTTGCAGATTCCCAACAACGTTTAGTCCGCCATAATATCCATAGAATCTCCACATGGTCATAGGGGTTCTATAAAAAACTTTATGGACTAAAACCTTCTTGTCTTTAACCTTGTTATAATACGGCAACTCCGGGCTAGATCCGGTCGCAGATTGCGATATTATCGTTTGCAGGTTGTAATCTTGCACGTCCGGCGTTATGTCAAACGAGGCAGAATATATGGTCGTATTTCCGCCAAAACCGGCCTCGAACGCCATACCATCACTAACTCTTCTGGCGTATGCAAATTCGAACTTCGGAAACTTCAGACCAACATGTGTGCCGCTTAAGCTGGCGCTAAGTGGGCCGCTTTTGATTTCGCCTCTATGATTGAAAGTTCCAGTTGTCGCGCCAAGAACATCAGACAATGCATTCTTTGCTTGATGGATATTCAGTAAGTAGGAATACTCTAAAACCGCCTCTTCGTATGCTGCATAGACATTCTCCTCTTTGAGTTCAATATCTAATACGTCGCCACCGAGCTTTCTATAGGTATACGTAACCTGTTCAGCGGCACCCGAAAGAAAGTCAGCAGAGCCGGTATACATACCATATGGTACTCCGGCTGAAACTGATGTTGTGCTGCCTGTGGAGGGAAGAACGATGACGCTAGTTTGCTGTTTTGGCGATAATGTGGGTACGGACATGTGTTTTGTCTCCTCTTATTAAATAGTAGAGCCGTATTTAAAAAAGAAACCCTCGACCAAATGCAAGAAGGTGTCTGGATTATTCTTCTTCGAAATCAGTGTCAAATTCGTGGTCAACATCAAATTTTTGGACAAAAGCGCTCATCACTTCATTAAGATAGTCCAACATGTGTTGCTGTAGTTTATAAAGATCCATCTGCTGCTGTTCTAGTGTCTCGATTCTCTCTTCTATCGTTTTAGGCTCTAAGGGTCCGTCTTCCAAAGGATTGTAATCTTCCTTTTTTCCCTTTAATAGTTCTGGATTTATAAATACTTTTTTCACTACTACCTCTCTTTTGATTATCAATATAGCACACTTAATTTATTGTGTCAATAAAAAGTGCCCTATTTAATAATAAATAGGGCACACATATAAACAGTGCTTTTCGCACTAACTAAATATCAAGACCATCCAGTTGCGTTAACTGCATTACCGTCGAGCGCTGGGGTTGCAGCGGATGTGATTCCGTGAACCTGAGCATGAATCTTGTTTGCCTCTTGGTAATAGAATCTGGCGACCGTGCCCTCTTTCCCGCCGGCGTGATCGGCAGCGTCGGCATCGAAGTGAATTGCCTTCGTGTCGTTTGTTGTACCGTGAATTGGAATAGCATCCATCTTGGCGCCG